TTGGCAGAAAAATATGACTTGAATATGGGAATGAACCAAAAAATCGAATATTCTGATGAATTTAGATTCTTAGATGATGAAAGAGTATATATTACAAAATTATATGCAAACGGTGAAGCAGTAGATAATAATTCATTTGAATATTTAGACATTTCAAAAGTTACTGTAACTGAATAGGGTGTGATGTCAAATGACAAGCGAACAAATTGAAGAACTTTTAGTAGAAGTAAAAAACGATTTGCAGATAACATGGACTGACGAAGATGCGGAATATAATTTGAAAAAATACATAAAAGATGGAATTGAGGTGCTACAAAATGATGTAGGCACCTCAATTGACTTTGAGGAAGATGAAATGGCAAGAGGTTTGCTTAGGACTTATGTTAGATATGCTTGGAATAAAAGTGAAGAGTTCTTTATTGAGAATAACTTAGAAAGACTATTAAAATTAGAGGTTAAATATGGGAAAGATTAATTTTGCAAGAACAAGTAAAAATTACCACGAAACATATAATGATGGAGTTTTATACTTTGGTAGCATTAAAATTTTAAAAAATGCCAAGAAGGAAAAAATTGGAGAAGAAGTCGAAATTAAAGGGAAAAGACCGTTCTCAAATGTAAATATAAGAGATAATGACAATATTGAAGCTGATTCATTAGGCTATACAATAGACAAAAAAGTAAGGATACCACTATCTCCATTACCTCAAAACATTAAAGTCAAACTAAATGATGAAGATGACATTTATGAGGTAAAAAAACGCGACATGGATGATAGAAAAAATATATATTTGTATTTGCAAAAAGCAACAAACAAGAAAGATGGTGTTAAGTAATGTCTGATGAAAAAATAATAGAATCATTAGAAGAATTTAAATTGCCAGTAGGGAATAAAAGAATTTACGAAAACGAATTAGATGGGAAATATCACTACTTTATATTCCGCAGAGGTAGACTAACTGATAATGGTTGTGGAAGATATGTAAGACAAATCTATATAACTTATGTTTATGAAGGGGAACAAAAAATATCTGATTTTGACATAATAAAAAAGATAAAGAAATTAGGTTTAAATTTTAAAGGAATGGAAAATGATGAGTTTCAATTGGCAAACATAAACAACTGGATTGACATGAACACATTCACATTTGAAAGACCTGAAAGAGGATAATATGAATTATAACGAAACTGTATTTGAATTATCTTATGAAAATATAGAAATTATAAAAAATAAATTTGGAATGTTGCCAAGAAAAGCAGAATATGAGCTTAACAATTATTTGTGGAATAATGCAAACGAAATTTTAAGAAAAAAAGTAATGCAGAATATGCCACGTTCTAATAGAGACAAATCTAATATAAAAAAAGCACCTAAAGTCCATGCAAAAGATGTCGAGTCATTAGAAGACATTAGATATAACTTAGGAATAAAAGTTCAAACAAAACTAACGCCAAGATCAAAAGATTTTGGCTATTTAATTTTCCCTGATGAAGGGCGAGGAAAACATCAGACAAGAAGTCAAGAGTTTTTCAATAAAGCCTTAAATTCAGAGACAGACAAAATAAAAACAGGCTTAATAGAACATTTAAATAAAAAAATAGAGGAGGAACTAAACAATGGCAGTTAAAAAGGTTGAAGAATTTGAAGATTATAAAATTGAAGAAGGTTCAATTCAATTTGAAGGTGGAGAAACTATTTCATTTGGTTGTATTGGAACAATGGATGCATCAGCCAATATAAATGAAGTTGTAAAAAAATGTGAAGGAGCAGTAGTAAAAAAAATTAAAAGAATTGAGGACATTACAGTTGCAGTAACAGGACATGCTAAAGTACCTGCTTCTAGAGATATAATGGGATTAAGCAATGAAGGTTTGAAAACTGGAGTATATGCTTATGGAACAGATTCATTCTCAAAACCATTTATATTTACAGCAAAAGTAAAAGATATGGAAGGAAATATTAAATATATAGCTTTCCCAAATCTAACAGATACAAAAGGATTATTCTTTAACGTTAACAACGATGTAACTGAAATAGAAATGAAAGATTTTGAATTTTCAGCATTAGCAGATAGTAACAAGAAGTTTTATTATGAAGCTTATGATAGCGAAGTAGAAGAAGCAAATGTTAAAGATAAATGGTTAACAAACTTTACACCAGAGCTAGTTAAAAATGAAGAATAAAAAATGAGGGGCTTTCCCCCTCGTTTTTGTATATAAGAAATATTTTTAAAGCATTGTAGAAATGTAATGTTTTAAAAATATTTTTGTGGAGGTAGAAAAATGAAAATTGAAGGTAATGAAATTAATTTAAAGATAACGCCAAAAGCAATACAAAAAGTAGAAGAAATGTATCAAGATTTTGATATATTAAAACTTTTAAGAGAAGCTGGAGAAAAAGAACCAAAAGCAAGTGATTATTACAAAATAATATATGCAGGATATATAGGAGCAACAGGATCTGACATAAAATATGAAGAGTTTTTAAACTTGATAGAAGATTACGATTTATATGAAATAACAAACATAGGTGTTGAATTATTATTAAAAAGAAAAAACTAAGATTCCAAGAAGGATTTAAAAAAGTCACTAAAAAAATAACGGACAGAAAAAAATACAAACAACCAGACATACATGTCGAAACATTAGCAGATATGTATGTTTTTTATGTTTACATTGATGGAATTGATGAAAAAACATTCTGGAATAGTGATATATCCTTCTTGGACAATATTCATCAAAACATAATAGCTTATGAAAATTATAGAAATAATCCAAAGGAGGGTTAATTGTGTCAAAAAATAATCAAAAAATAAAATTTGAAGCAGATGTATCGGGATTCAAAAAGAATATAAAAGAAGCAGAAAATAGTATTAAGACATTAAACCAAACTTTAAAATTAAATAAAGCACAATTAGCTGGGAATGGAAGTTCTGTTCAGACTTTAGGTCAAAGACTAAATGAATTAAAGCAAAAATATCAACAACAAAGTATTGCAATTGAAAATACAGAGAAAGCATACGAAAAAGCAGTAGAAATTTTTGGGGAAAATTCTAAGGAAGCGGAACAATTAAATAAAAAACTAATAGAGTTAAAGACTAGTCAGCAAAGAACTGCAAATGAAATAAATGAAGTTAATAAACAATTAATAATACAGTCAGAAAAGTTCATTACTGCAGGAGAAAACATAACTAAATTTGGAAACAACCTAAGTAACTTAGGAGATAAAATAAACAATGCAGGAAACAAATTATCTGTTCTAAGTGCAGGAGTCGGAGCAGTTGTAGGAGCATCCGTAAAGGCTTCTATTTCTTTTGAAAGTGCATGGACAGGTGTTACAAAAACAGTTGATGGAACAGAAGAACAACTAAGTAAGTTAAGGCAAGGTATTTTAGATTTATCCACACAATTACCTTCAACAACAGAAGAAATTGCAGAAGTAGCGGAAGGTGCAGGACAATTAGGTATTCAAACAGACAATGTTTTAAAATTCACTGAAACGATGATAAATATGGGGAATGCAACCAATTTATCAGCAGATGAGGCAGCAACAACATTAGCTAGGTTTGCAAATGTAACAAAAATGAGTCAGTCAGACTTTGACAGACTAGGTTCAGTAATAGTTGCTTTAGGTAACAATTTTGCGACAACTGAAGCTGAAATATCTGCAATGGGAATGAACTTAGCATCAGCAGGAACACAAGTAGGGATGAGCCAGTCTGAAATTATGGCATTAGCTACAGCATTAAGCTCAGTAGGACTTGAAGCTCAAGCAGGTGGTACAGCATTTTCGAAAGTTATGATAAATATGCAATTAGCTGTTGAAAAAGGCGGAAAAGATTTAAGAAACTTCGCATCGGTAGCAGGTATGAGTACAAAACAATTCCGAAAAGCTTTCAAGGAAGATGCTACAAGTGCAATAATGCAGTTTGTTGACGGACTATCTAAGAGTGGAGAACGTGGGAAAAGTGCAATTAGAATATTAGATGACATGGGAATAACAGAAACAAGACTAAGAGATGCTTTATTGCGTTCTGCAAATGCTAGTGAAATAATGGGCAAAGCTATCGAACTAGGCAATACAGCTTGGAAAGAAAATACAGCACTAACCAATGAAGCAGATAAAAGATATGCTACAACAGAATCTAGATTAAAAATGCTAAAAAATGAAATAATAGCAAATGGAATAGCACTTGGAGATGATCTAAAACCAACATTAATAGAGTTATTAGAACAAGCAAAACCAATTATTACTAGTGCTAGTAATGCAATTAAGACTTTTAACAATTTAAGTACAACAACAAAAAAGAATGTAACTAACATTTTATTATTTACTACAGCTTTAGGTCCAGCTGTTAAAATGGGCGGAAAAACGGTTTCTACAATAGGCAATATGGCTGAAGGCTATGGAAAAGCATTGAAAAAAGTTGGAGAATTAAGTAGTAAAATTAAAATAGAAACGGCAGCCGAAGCTTTAGCAACAACAACAAAGAAAACGCAAACATTAGCAACAACTGCAAGTACAACTGCAACAAACATAAATACTGGAGCAACAGTAGCACAAACAACAGCAACAACCGCAGCTACAGTAGCAACGAATTTACTAAAAGTAGCAATGATAGGATTACCAATAGTTGGAGTTGTAGCAGGAATAGTTAGTTTAGTTGCAACATACAAAAGTATGAATAATGAAAGCACACAGACTACTAATAAAATTAAAGAACAAAAAGAAGAAATGGAACAACTAAGAGAAGAACAACAAAGAGATCTAGAAAGTAATATAGCTCAAGTAGATAATGTAAAAAGATTAAAAGATGAATTAATTGGTTTGGTAGATGAAAATGGAAGAGTAAAAGACGGATATGAAGCAAGGGCACAATTTATATTAGGAGAATTAAACAACGCATTAGGAACAGAATATTCAATAACAGATGGAGTAATAGGAAAATATAATGAACTTTCTGGAACTATTGATAATTTAATTTTAAAAAAGAAAGCAAAAATTGTACTTGAAATGCAAGAAGAAAGATATAAAGAAGCGTTAGAAAAACAGGCAAAAGCTACAGAATTATTGACACAAAAACAAAACGAATTAGTAAACAAAGATAAAGAAATATCAAAGGAAAGAGAAAATTTATTAGAATTAGAAAACAAAGGAAATAAAAATAGTAAATTATTAATAAATAATGCAAAAGAGAGAATAAAACAATTAGAAAAAGAGAGACAACAAATTAATGATAACTGTAAAACGCAATCTGATGTAATTCAAACATATATAGATGACATCAATTCTTATGAAACTAATGCAACTTTGGTAGCAGAGGGGACAGAAGAAAGCCTTAAAAAAGTAACAGACAGTATAAAGTATAATCAAAAACAAGT